GCAAACGCTTAAAAGTGGTGTGTACAAGGAGGAGCTGCGTGTGACCGTTCCCGTTATGGAGACTGTCACGAACCAGAACGCAGCTGGCTATACCGCGGCTCCGAAAGTTGCTTACGAAAATACCATGGTTTTCCAGGGGTTCTCGCATCAACGTTCGGATATCACGGGTCGCCGGCTTGCGCGACAGTTGGCCGTCAACATTGCAAATGGTATCACTACCACTGTAACGCCGACGACGACTGGTCCTTTGCCTGAGCTCGTTGATCAGCTGGTCGCTCCGACCTAACTGATCTAGAACTTGATTTCTGCCTCGAAGGACGGGGGCTAGCAATAGCTCTCTACATAGAGGTACCCTTCTTTTCCACTTAAGGAAAGATTATGCGGTTTACGCGATGGGATCAGGTCTCGAATACGAGTTTGAGCAATGAGGTTCTCTTTCTCCTCTCTGAATGGCACCTGGCACAGATAAACTGCGACCAGGGACAACCTAGTGAGGTCGGGCTCCTAGTAAGGAACCGTGACGTCTCCGGGTTGTGCCAGTACGAGCTGCGCTACTCTTGGGTTACTGAAGCTGGTGTAGAGGAAACTCTTACCAGCGCCGAGGTTAAACACCTGCGCCAGATCTTAGCTTTCTTTCAAAAGCGAGCGGATATTGACATAGGTATTGATACTCGAAAGGTAGCTTGGGATGCAGCCGTAAAGGCCGAAGCTTTGTGCAAAGAGACAAATGAGATCTTCAGGAAGTACTTTCAAGGGGGATTTTATTTTCCTCTTGACGTTGAGTCGGTTTTGTACCGTGCCCAGCGTAAAATCAGTACGATCCTTGGAGATCTTCCTAGTCTCGATGCGCTAAAACTACGCTTCGGCCCAGGGGCGACCACACAGGTCAAAAAGAAAGATGCATCTGTAAGGCGTAAGCTTTCACAGGTGTTCGCTTGTAGCGGAGAAGCTGAGAGATACGTAAGTGATCTCTTAGCCGAGATGCCACTCTGGTCGGGCGCAAGCCCGAGTGGAGATAGCATCGTCGTTCCTGTCCAGGTTCATCCTGGAAGGATCGATTTCGTCCCAAAGTCTGCAAAAACTGATAGAACTATAGCCGTCGAACCTATGCTGAACCAGATGGTTCAGCTTGGGATCGGCGATCATATAGCACAGCGCTTGCGGAAAGAGGGCGTGGACATCAGAGATCAGACGCGTAATCAGCGTTTGGCCCTCGAAGGTTCACTTACGGGTGCTTTAGCAACACTCGACCTCAGTAGTGCCTCGGATACTATCGCAACCGGTCTTGTAGAGAGTTTACTCCCCTTAGACTGGTGGGATTTTCTCCGGTCCATCCGGACTGGGACTTCCACGTCACCTGACGGCGTTATCCGACTTGAGAAGTTCTCTTCCATGGGGAACGGCTTCACTTTTCCACTGGAGACTCTTATCTTTTACAGTTTGGCTTACGCCTGCTGTGATAGTAAGGATCATCAGCTGATTAGTGTGTACGGTGACGATATAATCGTACCCGTATATGCTGT